AAAGGCCCACCTACACCCATTTCAAAGTTGATACCAGAGATACGTAAATCACCATCTGTATCATAGGTGTTTTGACCTACGTTTAGATAGTATGTAGGTAATTCAATAATAGTTGTATACTTATAACCTACAGCAACTTTTGCTGCACTATGTAAGTTAATACCATTGAATGTGACACTGTTAGTACCTACAGCATCAGCTGTTCTTACAACTCCAGCTATAGAGTTACCATCGCTATCATTACCAGATAAACCAACCATAACTAAGTTTGTAGTATTAGCAGGTGTATATGGTATTGTAAGTACAGTTTTTTCTGGAGCTGTAGTTGTTTGAGCTGACCCAGCCACGTTTGTAGCTATAGTCATCATATCTAAATGTGCTTCAAACTGTCTCGCAGTTTTAAGTGGTGATCCTACATTAGAGGCTGAACCACCTAGTACATATGATCTAGTATTATCAGCATCTGATACATACTCATGTCTACATAGTTTATAAGCACCATCATGTAGTGTAACAGTAAAGAAACTACCACCTGTATATAACATGTGTTGCATAGTTCCTGTTAATGTCCAACTATACCATGCTGATTGCTCACGTTGTTGTCCAGTATTGTAGTATTTGTAGTGATATACTGTACTATCACCTTTTTTACCATAAGTAGTGATACCTATAGCTGCAGAGTTCGTAGATTTAGTTATATCTTTAGGTAAAAACTCTGGTACAACTCTTGTTTGTTCTAGTATGTTAGGAGGTGTAGCATCATCTAATATAGTAGCTTCAAATGCTCTAGCATATGCAGATACATTAGATGTAAACAGTACGGATGTACCAAGATCTACAGGCTGTATAGTTGCATCACACTCATAACTAGATACTTTTTTTAATCTAACGGTTTTTGAACTAAATATATCAGACTCTGTAAATAACAGAAACTGACCATTATCACTAAACATCATCATACCTCTTTGTATAGGTAGTATGTGATTAATAAATGCAGGTTTTACATCAGAAACTGTTATATCTATAGGGTTATCGTCACTGGTTGATATGGCAGATACTATAAAAAAGTCAAAGTACTGGCCCGGCTTACTCATAACAATTTGTTCGCCAGAGATCATACCTAATCTGTTTCTGTGAAAAAACATTTCTTGTATAGTATTACCAACAAACGTAGGGAATGGGTTAGATGTATCATCACCAACCTCTCTATTTTTCCAGTAGTTTTCAGTACTACCCTTACTAGCTTCATCTAACTTAGTAAAAGTAAATGTACCATTACGATTGTTTATCAAAGCATGTGGCATTGTTGCGGGGTCTAAACCTAATACCATAGGGTCATTACTAGATGAGAAGTTGTGAGGTCTAACACATTCGTTATAGCTACCAGCACCAGATGTACCATTGTTAGCTTCAAACTTTACGTAGTAGTCATCTGTATCTAAGTCAGCAGCATTTGATATTTGTGCTACATAACCATCTTTATTCATAGCTGGTAGTCTACTAATATCTTGTGCTTTTTGACCTATAACACTCATGTTTTCGTTTACAGCACCACCGAGAAAGTTTACACCATCTGCAGCAGATCCATTCATAAATAAACCGCTACCTATGACTTCAGCTGTGACGTTAGAAAGATTACTATTTACAGAAGATTTTAGTCCATTTAAAATGGTAGCCATAGATATAGTACCATTGTCTGGGTTTTTAGGTGTTTTAAAATAACCTATACCAGACACTCCTTCGTATGTTGTTACTGGTTCTACAGCTTCAACTGATATACGGTAGGTATTACCTTCTAACGTAACATCTATAAACTTACCTTCTGCTGTTGCTTTGTTTGTTTCTTTTATAAGACCGCCATCTTGAAGTGTTACTGTAGCAGTATACCTAACATCGTAATCTTGAATATATCCTAAGAATTTAGTTTCATCATTTGTCTGATTACCTTGGTAAGTAGCAGTGTTGTTAGCAATAAAACTATTACCGTTTACCTGTAAACTACCTTCAATGTTTTCACAATTAGTATTATTTGATGAACCTGCTAGTGCAGTACCTCCAGAAAATGACCAAGTTAATGTACCTGCTGCTTCTTGATTTGGGTTAGTTTGATCGAATGTTGGCCCAAAATCAGTATTGTTAAATCTCCTACTTACCTTTACAGAAGTAACCCTGAAAAATGTATTGGGTGATGGAGCTGTACCGCTATATAAAATGTATTCAGTATTGTAAGCAACAGTATCCAGCCTAGCATATGAATAGTCTCCGTTGTTAATTGGTGTAAATGTGTTACCTGTAGTACCTACAACTTTGTTAGGGTTAGCTATAATTGTGTAGTCTTGAATTGTGGTAACTGCATAGGGTGATGTAGCTCCAGCTAAATATTGAAAAAGAGAATCTCCGCTAGAATTTGTCAGAGATTTTTCAGTACCGTCTGCTAGATCCCATACTCTTATAGGCATACCACCACTGTTAGATGGTGTAATTTGTACTATGTATTTTTCATCTCCATCTCTTAAAATTTCATACCAATGACCAGACGAAGTTGCATTGGTAAGAGTACCTACAAACTCTGCAGGTGGGCGTTTTGTAAGACCAAACGTAACATCTGGAACGGCATTATCACATACCCTTAACTGTCCCGGAAATTTAATTTTATCTGGCTGTTGTGATACACCCCCTAGAAAGTTTGGGATACGTTGATTAATTGCTGCCATTACATTCTTCTTAATACTTTAAATGGTCTGTATACAGTGTTAGCATCTTGCTGATACTGATAGTCATTGAATATATTATGATCTCCCTGTCTGTTCTCATACTCCACAGCAGCAGCTCTTGCAGCAGCTTCATCGGCTTCTAATAACTTAGCAGATGGTTGACTGTTTACCATACGGTTAGAGGCGATTCTGGAGGCTCTAGTAGTAATATAATCTTTAAATACTTGTGGTAGATCTTCAAAATCTAACATCCAAATAATGTCAAAAAATAATTTACTACAATTTTCAAAGGTAAATGTATGACCTTTTTTATCGTATACTTTCATTACTCCATTATCACTACGTCTGACTACATCGTAGTCTTTACCATGTTGAAATATATTGAGGTCTAATTGTAATATGTTGTTTGGTATGATACATTGATTGTTTGTATCAAGCTCTATAGGGTACTCGTTCTCTGTGTTGTATGACCAGCCCTCAGCTTGTATCTCACGGCAGACTTGCCTTAGAGTCTTTTGTGCTATAGCCACTTCGGGGCTTTGCACTGTTAATGTATTAACTGGGGATTCTCCAACGCTCATCAGGATTGAGTTGACAGCATCTAGTTCGGTAGACACTCCGTAAGATATTTGTGCCATAAAAAAAAAAAGGGGGGCGTGTGCCCCCGTATAAAATGAATAATTATGAGAAAGCTGCTGGCTTTGTAGATGTTCCTGCGAACAATTCTACACAAGCTGCTGGGTTCACATAATCTGCTCCCATAGCCATGCGTCCTAGTATGACATCACCTTGGTAAACCACGGAAACGTCTCCAGAAGTTACTTGAACCTGTGGGCCGATTGTTTCAACAACACCTGCAGCTTCTCTTTGGAAGATAAGTCCACATGTGTTTGCAAAGTTAGAAGCAGCACCGTAGTTCTGGCGAGGGCCATAGTTGTTGCCTGTAACTGTTGTAGCTGTCTCGATTGACTCAGATACGAATGATCCTGTATTTCCGGGATCTACTGTGTCTAGGTCAGTTGCAGCTGATGCACCAGAAGATGGAGCATACTTTGTACCATACTTAGAGAAGAATGGAGTGTTCATTGATTTGTAGATTGTGATACCTGCAATTTCAATGATGCCGTTACCAGACTGTAATGCGTCACCTCTTTCGTTACGGTTTATTAAGCCATTTGACTCAATATTCTGTATAAGTGCGTAGTACTGTCTTGGGTTAAGTACGGCAACCCGTCCATCATCACTTACGCCTTTTTCGTCTAGAGCTGCAGCAGCATCATAGAAAGCGTTGATTAAGTGTGTTGAGTTTAGGGCATCGTCAGCGTTAGAACCACCACCGACTTGAATTTGAGTACCGCCCGGCTCTATGAAGTTGCTGAGTGATACTGGAGAAGCCTGTCTAGCACCTTTAGCAATAGCTCTAAAGATTAGTCTATCATATTTTTGTGCAAGAGCATATCCAATCTTCTTGGAAATTTCTCCTCTCAATTCATAGTGTGCTAGTGTTTCATCTAGCTCATATACGAAAGCACTAGAAATGAGCAAATCGTCCACTGTAATTGTTTTTTCAGCTACTGGTGGAGTTTTGTCACTGTTTCCTAGTATGCTATTTCCGGGAGTGTGGTATTCCGCACTTGTGCGTCCAGTATAGATAAACTGTAAACTCTTCCCGTTGGTGAGTGTACGCTTCATTACGAGATCTCTTGCGATTGTCTCTCTTTGGAAGCCAGTAAACATCTCACCTGAGAACAACT